ATATTTATCTGAAGGTAATGCACCAAATTCAATAACTTTATTATTATAAATATATTCATAAATTGAAGTAGCAATTGGTTCATATTTTTTACCATGATAAACATTTTGATTATCTAAAAATTTATGGTTTGGATCACATTTTTTTAAGATGAAACTTTCAACTGGTTCATATGGATTAAGGTCAATAGCTGATGCTGTGTCTGATGCTGTTATTCGATTATGTCGATAATCAAACCAGGCTTGTGTTCTTTGTTCTGGTTGTGGTAATTCTTCTAAATATTTAAATTGTTTTTGTAATTCTTTATATTCAGATGGAATTTTTATTTTATCAAACATGAATTCACAATCACGGATTATTTTTGGATCAATTTCAGTTTTATTTATTTTATATTTAACTTTGAATATTTGTTTTAATATTGTCAAAACAACATTAAAATCAATATTATATTTTTTATTATCATTACATATAGTTTTTGATATTACTAATAATTGTTTATTAGTAATATTAACCCCTTTATTTATCAAATCATTAATTTTTTCAATACATTCATTATAGATATTAGTAAATAGCATATTAATTATAATATATTATTTAGACTTTTTTAAAACAATTTTTTTATTTACAAGTTCCATACCAAGTACAACCCTTAGTACAACATGTACCTGATACTGATGTACAACCACCACATGCCGCTCTTGCAATTGCAGTAGACATTGATGTTTTGAATGATTCTTTAGGTTTATTCATAGAGTAGACAACAAAAAGGAAAACAGCAAATATTAAAAAATAAACTAAATTATTTTTATCGTTAAAAATTTGCATATATATAAAATTATTATATATCTTTTATTTTATTATTTTTTATTTCTACAAACCTATAATCACCATCTGATTTTGGAATTATTATTCCAAGCTTCCAGTTTTTTATGTAATCATGTATTTGTTGTGCATATTTGTTATTAACTTTAATAGGAAACTTACCAAGATGATTAGGAGGTGAAGGACCTAAATCTTTTATTGGTTTACAATTCGGATCATCCAGTATTATACCAGTATCGCTAGTACTAGTACTATGTTCTGTAATAAAATAACCAGTGGCAACATTTATTTTATAATCAGGATTATAACAGTTAGAATTACCAAAATAATATATATTACTGTAATCAGGAAGTTCAAAACCTTTAGATTCATACATACCAGAAGCTAAAATTGGATAAATGCCTTTATATTTTGAATTTGAATTTAATGTCGGGACTGCCATTTCTACTATATCACTCCAAAACTTATCTTCCGCTGCCTTTTGTGATTGTGCTTTTTCTGATGCTGTACGTGCTGATGCTGTTTGTCCTCCACCTACTAAAACTGGTCTTGGTAGTGCAGCAAATGGCTCATTACAATTACATTTATTCATAGAGTAAACAACAAAAAGGAGAACAGCAAATATTAAAAAATAAACTAAATTATTTTTATCGTTAAAAATTTGCATATATATATATATATATATATATAAAAAAATTTAATACAATTTAAATTCAGGAATATTAATCAGGCGATCAATTAAATATGTTTGATTGTCTATTTTAACAGGATTAGAATCGTTATCTAATTGTATTTTACCAACAGGGTAATTTAATTCATAATCATAAATAACATGAGTTTTTTCATAATACCAATAATTTTTAGCAGTTGAATATATGTTATCACCAATTTTATGGACGGCACTAATTTTTCTAACTTTAACTTTGATTACTGATGAATCTCTTGAATTTAATCCATTATTAATTTTCTGGTCATAATCAATTTTATCATTAAATGCTGGACCAACTGGTTCTTCTAGTAATGATTCTTCATTAAATTGAAAACATCTATATTTTGATCCCATCATATTATGTGATTTGAATAACTCACAATCAACAGCTGCTTCTTTAATAGCTTCAAGGAAACTTAATAATAAATTATTTTTCTTTCTTGAAATACTTTCAAGTTTTTCATCTGTTGTTTCTTTCCCATTGGTTCTAATCATTTTATATCTAAAAACATCAACTCTTCTTTCTTCTAAAGGTAAGGCGGCATGGTGACATTGACGGACTGCACGCCCAACTACTTGTTCAATTCTAACTTCATTCCAATAGGGTTCTAAAATATGAACTTGTCTAACATTATATAAATTAATACCTTCAGCACCAGCTGGTGAAATCATAATAATTTTAACAATTTTACCGTGTAAATTTAATGGATCATTAAATACTTTTTTATTAATTTCACGTTGATCTTTATCAATTGAACCATGATATTCAACATATCTGAAATAATCATGATCATTTTCTTTATCAAAATTAATAGTCTGTTCTTGACTAAAATCATAGAAACCAAAAAATTGTAAATATATTTTTAATACTTGTAATCCTTCCATTTCGACATAATTTGAATAAATTAAAACAGGACCTTTTGATTTTAAAATATTAAATATAATAGTTATCATTTTAGGTGAACTAGTATATAATGCATCAAATAATTTTGATTTATTTTTTTCTTCAGTATTAAATTTTGTAAAACTTGATTCATATTTTGTTTTAAATGTTTTTACATCATCTTGAATTGTATGTTTTGCATCTTTATCTTTACGATGAATTTCTTTAAAATATTCAATTGTTCCATTAATAAATTTTTTAGTGGCTTTAACATATTCTGCCAATTCTTTATTTGATTTTAATAATTGTCTTTTCTTTTCTTCATCTTGACTCATTTCAATCATATCTGCTTCAGAATCTTTAATTCTAAATTTTCCTGGTCTAGGTCTTTTTTCACCATCAATTTCATCATTAATTTCTGGAAAAACAAAATTACATGATTGACGAGTATATGAACTATATGTTGAATTATCATTACCTACTTTACCTCTAGACATTCGTCTTCTTATTTTTTCTTTTTCTTCTTCTATTTTTTCATAAAAATTATAGACTTCTTCAAAATATGGATTCATAGGAATATTAACATAATGTGTTACTTTAGTTGCATATTTATCAGGAGTTGCACCTAAATAATAAGAAACTAAACCTAAAATTCTACGTTGAAACATATTTTTATTATCTTCATTTAAAGATGCAAAATTAGATGATGAAATATAAATTTGACTAAAAATGGCTTCACTTGTAGGAAATGAACCAGGTCTTAATAAATTAAATATTAAAGCAAATTCAAAAGGATTATTAATTGCTGGTGTTGCAGATAGTAACATAATTCTGGTATTATTATTATCTTTTTTTTCTTGTTGGATATAATCATAAATAATTTGTGCACGTTTTCCTTTTTTACTTGAAATATTATTATAAACATTGTTAATAAAACGATGACATTCTTCGATAACAAATAAAAATGGTTTTGAACTATCTGCTTTTTTTATTTTATCTAAAAAATCACGATCGGCAATAGGACTATCGTAATGGACAAAAGTTAAATTACTAAATCTTGAATCGTAATCTTCTTTTGATAACCATTTTTTGATATCCTTTAACCAAGGATCATTTCTTAACGCCGCTGGAATAATTAAAAATACATTCCATTTAGGTGTATAATTATATAAAATATTATAAACATTAATCATTGTTACAGTTTTACCAGAACCTAAACCATGATAGACTAGTAAATCTTTAAATGGTGATCTATAATCTAAATAAGAACCAACAAATTTTTGGTATAATGTTAATTCATCCGATAATTTTTCATTACATGGATCTTCACCTTCTTTTCTAATAATTTCAGGTAAAATATATTTTTTAAAATTTTGCATAATCCATAATGGAAATATTCTACCATTCTCTTCTAATATTATATCTTTTTTACTATATTTATCAATATTATTATTAAACATTATTATGTGTTATTAGAAAATAATAATAAATAAAATTTATACTTTAATATAATGGTAAATACTAAAATTATATTATTAATTATAATAATTGTTATTATTATAATTGTAATAAAATACATGAATGGATATTATATGTTACAATTTATAAATTACATTAATATGCCATTTTGTGAAAATAAAATATATTATTCTACGAAAAATATAAATTGGTGTATTGAATTCAGAAATAATTGGATTAGTATTAAAGATGAGTATATTAATTATTGTAAAAATAATAAATTACTAAGATTGAAAGATATGGATGAATATCAAGCTCCAATTGATATTGGTGATAAAACATGGCATTATGTTTTGTTAAAAGTATATAATTCTTATACTAACTTAGTATCTTATTTTCCAAAAACAGTTAACCTAATAAAAAAAATACCAGGATGTACATTTGCAATGTTTAGTATAATTGAAGCTGGTAAAATGGTACCAGAACATTATGGGCGTTATAATGGTGTGTTAAGATATCATTTATGTATAATAACAGATAATGAACACCCTGAAAATTGTTATATTGTTATAAATAATATTAAATATTATTGGCGTGAAGGTCAGGATGTAATTTTTGATGATTTTATACCTCATTGTGTTGCGAATCATACTGATTCGACAAGAGTTGTTTTATTTATAGATATTAATAAAAAGTTTAATAATATTTTTATTAATTTTATAAATGAATTATTTTTATTAGCATGTAATGAAAATATATATAAGGAAAATATAATAAAAAAAACTAATTCTCTAATAAAATAATGGGTTGTAAATGTTCAAAAGATTCTAGACATCAATGTTCATTTGATGGTGATATTATTACATGTATTAATGATACAAATAATATAACAATTTATAATTTAGATGAACAAGAAAATATTCCATATATAATAAAAAGATATAATAAAAATAACTTAGATACTATAAATTATTCAATAATTATAATTATAATTTTAATTATTTTTATTATTAAATTTATAATTTAATATAATGGATTATAAAAATAGATATTTAAAATATAAAGATAAATATATTAATTTAAGAATAAATTTAGTTTTAGATCAAATATATAATATTAATCAAACTGGTAGTTCTAATATTAATCAAACTGATGGTTCTAATATTAATCAAACTGGTGGTTTTAATATTAATTATATTTTTGGGGCAATTGTGTTAACTATTATAATTGTTATATTTAAAAGATTAAATCAGTGTCCAATAGAAGAAAAAGGATATAGAGATCCAAAAACTGGAATTTTACGTTGGAGAGGTAAAGAAGATGTAATTAATGATATTAAAGAATGGTTCGATACACCAAAAATTAAAGATAATGAAGCTTTTAAAAATTTATTGAAGCAAGAAAAAATAACAATTGGTGAAATAAAATCTGTTTTAAATAAAATTAAATTTAAAGATGTTTCACATATAATACGATCAATATTTAAAAATTATGGTGATTCAACAACAAGAACACAAAAAAATATTGATAATATTATTACTAATATTGATTGTGTATGTGCTACTAGTCAAATTTATACAAATAATGATATTGTAAATCCAAAATGTTTAGAAGGATTAAAAATAGATAAATATGATAAAACAATAAATGATATAAAATTAAATACTAATTGTAAAGAAATAAAAATTAATAAAAAAATAAATAGTTTTGATAATGCAACATTAAATATATCATTTCCAGAAGGTGAAAACTGTTTAAAACCTGAAACACAAAATGATTATTTTTTAAATAATGAGTCCGATTTAAATATTATTCAACAAGAAAATAATGCTTTAGTTAAAATACTAGCAAAATTAATATAATAAAAAGTAATATAAAGATTATATAATTGATAATATAATATGAGTAGTAATCCTACTATATTGTCATTCGATGTTGGAATTATTCACCTTGCTTATTGTTTATTTACTAAAGAAGATGATAAATGGAAAATTATCGATTGGGATAATATTGATTTAACAGATCGTGAATTTACTAAATGCCATTGTGGTTTAAAAGCATCATTTACACATAATAATAATTATTATTGTAAAGTTCATTCTAAAAAATGTGAAGTATTAAAATCATTTGAAGAATTATGTATTGCAAATACTGATAATAAATGTCAACATTTAATTAAAGAAAAGTTATGTGGTCGTAAATCTATGTATGATTTAAGTGGAACATGTTTATGTACAACTCATGCAAAAAGTAAATATAAAACATTACAAGGATTATATAAACTGAAAAAATATAAAAATAAAGCTGTTGGATCATTAGATTTTGATGATACAAAATTAAAATTATTACAAAAATTAGAAGAGAAAAATAATTTATTAAATGCTGATATTGTATTAATTGAAAATCAACCATCATTTAAAAATCCAACAATGAAAAGTATATCAATTAGTTTATATGATTATTATTTAATTCGTGGTATGATTGATAAAGAAATTACTAAATCTAATATTAAAAAAGTTAAATTTATGTCACCATCAAATAAAATTAAATTAGCTGAAGATGGTGAATTAAATAAAATAGTTTTAGCTAAAAATACAAATGAATCTGTTGCATATAAACTAACTAAAGAACTAAGTATTAAATATACAAAAGAATTAATTAAACATTTACCAAATTGGTTAGAATTTTTAAGTCAACAAAAGAAGAAAGATGATTTATGTGATGCTTTTTTACAAGGTGCATATTATTTTGAAAAAAATTTATAAAACTTTTATATAGTATTATAATAATGTCAAATTGGGATTTATATAAAACTACA